TGCCGGATTTAGCCGGACCTTTAATCAAAATAATCATAGTTCTACCTTGTGAGTTATAATCACATTACAGGGTAACAATACCTGATCCATTCCACGTGACAGTGATATCACCGCCATTTGGCGTGACAGGCAAACCAGTCACAGACGTATCTTCGTACATAAATAAACGCCATGTAGTATTAGCGCCAGCATTTTGCACATAGAAAACCAATGCCTCAACAGAGCTGCCGGACACTGATGAAAACGTACTATCTCCACCATCAAGCGTTCCGTTTGTGTAAGTTTTGGATGTAATCTCAACAGGAGTGCCGACAATGCCGGATAAATCGCTGTAAAATTGATGTGAAGAACTGTAGGTATAAGTTCCGGTATCTACTAGAGCAACATAAAGCCCTGTAGTGCCTGAACCACTTACAGCAGTATTAGAGGATGACTGTAAAGCCGCCTCTTTCCATAATGGATAAACTGCATTAGCCATAATAAAACCTCTTGCCTCACGGCAATAAAATTAATAATCTTCTTCGTGAAATATAACTGGGTCACGGATTGAACAGTGTTTAATACCACATGCTGAACGCTCTAACTTTTCAAGCCGCCGCCACATTTTTTTCCTATCTTCTTCACACGCTAATCGTGCGGATTCAGCGTTATCTAATGCTTTAGTAATCCTGATCCACATAGTGCCAATAACACCAGCAAGCACAATAAGAATTGCTTGGATGTGTTGAAACGTTACTGTTAATGTCCCTTGCGGTAAATCCATCCTACCAATCCGTATCTTCTGCCACTCTCGTATTCGTTATCGGCCTTATCACCAAGCTTCGCGGACTTTCAAACTGGTGTTGACGAACTTTAGCCGATACCGTCTCACCAAATATCGTGTTAAACATAACCAGATATTCAGTTGCTTTATCGTTATCAAATGAATCAATATCACGCTTGCCATAGCATTCGTATAACACCCACCAAATTAAATCTCTATGGTACTCTTCGGGTATTTCGAACTCTTGGCTTTCCGTTTTGATATCTTCATCCGGCAACCGATAAACATCCATATAAACGACCGTTCCAGCATCATCAGCATCAGGAGCGCGACTTAGAATCAGATTGCGCCCGGATATCATGTAATAAACAGTATTACCGTCTATCTTGGTATCCGTGCGCCATGTCGAAACATCACGATCTAATTCCTCTTTGGTTTTCTTGATTAGCGGTAAGTTATTTAAAATAACATTCTCAATCACGGTAACTTTCGGATCGATTAAATAACTTCTCACGCCTTCAATTAACGTGATTTGCGTATAATCCGGTGTAGAATCATCAAACAAATAATTACCGCGCGTACAAACTTGCCTTTGGGCTTCGTTAAGTTTTCTTAATAAACTTTCGTTGCTCCAAAGGTATTTTGCCGAATCATTATCTTCCGTGTAATCTTCCCTGATAACCGTGATTAAATCACCAGCTTTCATATTCCAGCTTGCATAACTTTAAACACAATATCGCCAGTAGTAAATGCTGTAATACTGAGCCGTACCGCTTTAGTAGGTGACGTTATTGCTCCAACAACATCAGAGGTTCCTGACGCTTGGACTGTGTAAGCACTTGGCGTTATAGTGTTATCCTGAACATCATCCAATGTTCCTTGAACACTAAATGTTGCTGTTCCTATATCAACATGAAACGTTACACTAAATGGCGTTTGATAGTGATCTAATGGAATCCACGGGGTTTCTAACACGCCAAGGACTCCGATAGTTACAGCACCAGCCGTTGCTGCATCAACTGTTACAGAGGTCACTGTTTTAAAGTTCTTTGTTCCATTTGTAACTGAGGCTGCGCTCCCTGCTAGTGATTCAGTTAGAGCATTGCCAAAGTTATCTGTGCCAGTAAAAGTAAACGTTCTAGCTGCATCAGAACCAGCGCAGGTAACAGAAACATGCTGACCAACTGATAATGTTAAAATGCCGCCTGAAATAAGGACACCATTAAGCGTTAATGCTCCGGCTCCTGTTGGAGTTTGCGACTGTGCTATACCATCGGCATCAGTCGCAGTAATTACATACGTTTTTGATTTTGGGCGCATACATCACCTTAAGCTTGAGTAACGCCAAATAACGTAGTATTGCTCGTTGGATCGGTACGATACCATACGGAAACAGTAGAACCGTCCATAGCACTGTTCAAATCAACAGTTCCACGAACATCGCCGGTTGTAGTGGTCGCTGTGGTTGTTACACCAGCAACAACAGTTGGTGCTGTGCTTTCCAGAACTTCATTGAAAAAAGTTCCGTTAGTGAACAAATCAGATTTTGCTGGCAGCTTATACGGCAAGCCCAATACATCGCCCCAACCTAAGTTAAGCGTGTTAGCTTCAGCATCAGCAGCCGCAGTTATCGCAATTGATTCAACATATTTGAAAGCTTTAGCCCCTGCCGCAGTTTTTGACGTTCCAGTAGCCGTGATAGTAAGCAATTCAGACATTGGCATTTTGTATTCGTCATAACCTGAAACCAGAATAGTCATCGCAACAACAGAGGAACCATGAGTAACCGCAGCAGTAATGTTTCGCGGTACATCCAACACATAAACCAAGCGATCAGCGCCGTTCATGAATAGGGTAGACGGTGCTGCAATAGCGCCATCCATCGGGCTAGTGCCATCGGTTGCGCCAGTGTACGTTACTGTTTCAGTATCCGGCAATTCGGTACTGGTAGCCGCAGCAATAATGCCGTCAGCATCTAACGTTATTGGTGAGCCCAGGCTTACTTTGGTAATGGGGGTGATTGGTGAGCCGGCTCTTTCGTTGCGTGAATAAGAAACCGGATTTACAGCATCGCCAAAATATAATTCTGACGCTCTTGAAATAGAGTGTTTTGACATATTAACATCCTTCGCTTCTCAGCGATTGAAACTTTATAGCGTTAGCTATAAGCATTGTGGTTTAAACTCACAATAAGTATAGACCATATACAAAAAAAAGGGCGCAAAAAGCGCCCTTAATGGGGTGACACTATTAACTTCCTGAACTGCCGAACAATCCACGCCAATCTGTCCAGCCAAAGCTGTAACGTTCACGGCTTTTGAAACGATAGTTGCCAGTGTTGAAATCTTGCTCAGTTTTGTTCTGAACACCTTTACGCTGAAACATTTTCAAACCATCGTTCGCATCGGTTTTGATAAACCACGCGTCAGGATCGGTTAAACGAGTAACTACGATTGGCTCTTTTCCGAAGATGCCTTTTTTGTTAATCGCATTCACATCATTGTCAGCAGTACCAGGGCGCATATTGCTGTCAAGCAATCTGCAAACCACATATTCCAACTCAGGCGGAATAATCACATCAACCGCTTTCAATGCAATTGGAATACCTCTGTCATCAACCGCTTTACGGATTTGAACCAGAATATCTTCCAACGAAGCTTCTGAGATATCCGCAGGAGTAGACAACAAGTTGCTGGCAGTACCGCCACCGGCTAAAGGATGTGAAGCCGACAACAGTGCAACACCATCGCCGCCAGTGGTACTAAAGCCGTTGTTCAAAATACCAGCACCTTTAATTTCTTTAGTGTGCTGCATTGAACGGGCCAATGCTCTGGCATACTTTGAGCCGGTTTGCATATACAGATTATCTTCAACTAATTCCTCGGGAATATTAAAAGCCAAAGCAATCGTCTCATGATTATAGCGTGAAGTCCAAGCCTGACCGCCATCGTCATACGTAACGCTTGCGCCTTCATCTTTGACCACCGCACCGCCGAAGCCATAAACCAGTTGATCTTCTTCAAATGCTTTCTCAGAATTTTCAACCATAAAGAATTTACGCCATTCTTCAGGATGTGCTTTATATTCCAAGCCCCAAACAGTATTCAAGCCCTGTTGTAACAGCTTTGCAAAATTCGCTCTATTCATAGCCATTAGATACCTCCAACGCCACTAACGACGCCTTTCAGAGCATGTTCAGCCCAAACCACTTCAACATCGGCATACGCACCGGCAGCATTAACGCCATCGTTCAGTATTCGAAGAATACGAAGATGTTTGCCAGTAGTACCTGATCCAGTTGACATATCCAAATTCGTGCCGGATTTGCCGGTTTTAACGTCACCAGCAACAATCTCAACATCAGCCAATTGCCCAACATCCCCCGCCGCTACGCCAGTAGCATCGGATTGAATAGCAAACACGACATCAGGATCGGTAATTACCTTTGCCTTGATATTTGTTGCTGTGGTTGAAGCGGGCCAATAATTGCTGAAAATTACCGCACCGGCAGAATCGGTGTACTCAACGCCTTGAAAAACGCCGAATACTTGGGTTGAAGGAGTACCTCCAGTACCAACCGCGATAATCAACGTACCGTCAGTTGTTTGCAATACCGGATCGCCATTAAAAATACTTGTGCCATAACCACTTGCAATAGGGTACTGATCCAATCGGATTTCCCCTCCTGTCATGTGGCGAATGGCTCTCAGCCCGTAGGCCGCGTTAACATTTGCCATACCAAACTACCTTCTGTCTCTCGACAGTAATATTAATCGTCAATCAAAGCACTTCGTCCGCGCTTTACTCTTGAATTGTTTGAGAACTCAGGACGTGAAAAGCCATCGCCTCGCTCATGAACCTTGAACAAATCGCTTTTAACCGCTTCCATTTGCAAATCTGCCAAACGCTTAACCTCGTTTGATTGCCTCTCGTGCAATCGATCAGGGCGTTCCATCAGAATCATGCCATGAATACCAATCACTTCATCGCCGTTAAAATCCTGTTTAAGAACTTGTTGCGCTTTTGGTACAGTATTCAATAATCTCGGCTTCCAGCCTTTGTTCATTTTCTTGAATACGTTCGCTCTATCATCTTCACCTTTCATTCCGGTTCGAATCCAGCGTTGAACATATCCAGGACGTGCAGGAATCTTGCTAGTATCTAACAGATAATCACTTCCCCAATCATCATAAGATTCATGAATCTCGTCAGCTTCCCGTGATTCTTGTTCTCTTGAAAGCCTATCCAATCTGTTCGCTTCTCTTTGCTCTTTCGTGTAGCCCATAACTTAACCTCTGTTCTTGATCCAATCTTTACGTTGCGCCGCATCATTCGGGTTAAGTCCCCATTTCAGCATTTGGCGTTTATCATCTTCGGTAAAACTCTTATCGCTTCGTGAAGGCGAACCTCTATCGGGCGCACCAGTAGGCGGTGGAATTTCACGCTTCAAACGTTTATCAAGTTCGGTATAAGTTTCAGGCTCTTCCATATCAAAGCCTTCGCTTAACAGCTTTTCTAAAAGCTTGTTCGCGTTACCAAGCCGTTTAGCTTGTGATTGGTCAAAAACCCATTGGTTACGGTTTTGCCAATTCGCTAACGCTTCATTATAGTTTGCAGGGGGGTATTCCTGTGGGTGACCAGGCTGCCTTGCCTGTGTTGCAGGGGGTTCCTGTTTTCTGGACTTAATCTTAATGTCCATCAACTCATCATCGATGTCGTTAACCTCGTCAAGATCGTTTATTTCAAACGCTTCTTTTCTTCTGGTTAACAACTCAGAGCGTCTTGAATCAAAACTTTGTCGGCTTCGCTCTTCTGCAATTTCTTGATGAGCTTTACGCAACTCTTCAAGTTCTCTGCGTAACTCTGCTTGTTCTCTATCGCGTTTCTCTAGTTCCTGGCTATGTTTCCATACCATCTTATCGATACGCTTTTGAACTCGCCGCCCGTAAGCTTCTTTATCATCTTCTTCGGGCTTCTCTTCTTCTTTAGATTCTGGCTCTTCAAATTCTAAAGGTTCAGGACTCTCGTCGTCATCAACGACAATATCCAGTTCGTCATCATCAATCATAAAATTCCTTCAAAGGGAAAACGGCGCTCACGCGCAGTACAGTAGGGTAACTACAGTTTGTTATTCAAAATCACAAAAAATTAAATAACGATAAATCAGGAATTACAGAAACTACTTCATCATCATTAATAATTTTCAATTCAACAAGATTACCTTCATGATTTATAGTAATCTTATTTCCGGTATAGCTGTTATAACTTATAATATCACCAACTTTACACCAAGGTTTAGGCATCTTATCCTCGATAGGAATGCCGCCTTGAAATTTAGGATGTTCATAAGCTGAATCTCCCATAGCTAATACTTTTCCCTTGTCTCGAAAATGCTTAGCTACTTTCTTTGATTCATCCGTTAATATAATACCGCCATCTGTTTTCTCTTCAATCTTTACAGGAGCGATTAACAACCGCCAGCCGCAAGGTATCGGTAAACTTTCTTTTGGTATATCTTCTGCTTCGAAATTCATATATTAGTATATTAGTTAATATAGTTTATAATTCATCGTTGTCAATATCTTTGATATATATCTCTATTACTTCATCGATTAATCGAATGGCATCTTTTAAACCTCGTACTATTCCAACTTTACTTTTATAATCTTCATAACTTGCTGCTGAACCTTTTCCTAAACCTTCAGATATTCGAATCATTTCATTATTGATTCTATCTTTAATATCTAATATTAGCGGGTCATCTTTCATAATCGTTTAACTGAAACAATAATACAATAAGGGTGAATATATCGAATATCTTCCGCTGCTTCTTCTTCGCTATCAGCCGATACAATTTGGCTTATCGGAACTGCATCATCTTCGGTTTCGTAGAATATAACCTTAAAGTTCATGTTCACCTTCTAATAACTCAAATGCTTCTTGTTGTGCTTTAAACTGCCTTGTGCCTGATTCAACCTTTATCGATACTCGCTCAGAAAACTTGTAGTAATCATTCTCGTCATAATCCGGTTTATAAATTTCTAGGAATTGTTCATCTGTCATTATCATTAACCCATTTCATCCAATCTAAAAGATCAATTGCACAGTGCCTTGCTCTATCACTGCTAATACCAAATCTTTTGCCAAGCTCTTTATATGTGCAAAACTCATTACTATCTATCTCATGCCTAGAGAACATAATCATTCTATCTCTTTCGCTATTCTTATAGTTATTCTTAATTAATCTAAACTTGATTGTTTTATCTAAAAGATTGACAAAATCATCATTATTATTAACTTTAAACCCATAATTATCTGATACTTCTTTAACTTTATTACTTAACATCATTTGGAATTTTAGGTAGTGGCATCCAGTGTGTAACTTTATCCGTCATTTCAGAAAACTTACATTTACAAAACTTTCTTATCACAATTCTGTTTGAACTGGTGAACGTTAATACGGTTGTCCCCGCCTCTGGTAATTGTGTACTTGCTTCTATCCATTCACTCATTGTTACTTTATCTCACAATACAATCACAGTTTAAAAGTTCTATCATTTTCTGTAATATCCTTCATCATCCTCAAAACATCATATTCAATCTGCCTTACTCGCTCTCTGCTAATGCCAAATTTATCACCTAGATATTGATATGTTCTAAACGGCTCTTTGAACTGTTCATACCTTGCATACATAATTTCTTTATCTCTTTCATTATTTTTACAATTGGGTTTCTTTTTTTCTAATGCACGATTAATTAAAAAAACAAAATCAAAATCATCAACAACGTTTAAAGAACAATTCTCTAATAACTTAGATACTCTACTATTCATCATTGCAATGTTTCATTTCTCATAGTTTCAATACCGGCATTAGCGCCTTGTTCGGGTGATTCAGGGATAGCCGGATAATTAGGGGAAGTGTTTTGGGGGACAGCAATAGGCTGTTGGGCTTGTGCTGGCATCGATACTAAAGGCGAACCGTTGTAATCTTTACCACCAGCCGATGAAAATAGCTCTTGAGATATTGGAGCGATAGCAGGATTCTGTGCTATCAGGTTTGCCGCTTGAATAGCAGAGAACATACCACGCAACACGCTTTCAGTTACTCGTGCTTCAGTTAACTCTTTCTCTGCTTGCAGCTTAGCAACTTCAGCTTGTTTCAACTGTATTTCAAGCTGTGCTATTTGCTCTTGGTTTTGTTTAACGCCTTCATTCGATTGCAGCAGTTCATCAACGTTAGTTACTCGGATCGCTTCTAACATCATTCTAAGCGCCGCATTCATATCAACCTCACCAGGATGATTTGTCGCTAAGTCAACAACCGCTTGCGCTTGAATAATCCGTTGTGAGTTTGAAATGATGTTCGGATCGCTAACCGGGATAACATCCACTCTATCATCGAAATCGGAGGCCATAATCATCTTACTGCCGGAATCGGTGTAATACGGATAACCATCATCCGGTATGTAGTAAGAATTTAGCTCGGAAAGTATCTTGAACTCGTCCCTGTGGCCTTTATGCAATCGCCTTAGAATATCAGCAAAGCTTTTACCGCCTTGCTCGATCAACGCTAATGTAGTACCAACCGGCGCATTTGGATTAGCGTCACCTGACATTAAATCATTCGTGCCGACAATGCGCTGACCTCTGTCATCCAAATAACCTAACAGGTTATAGAGAACTGCCGAAGGCTCTTTGTACGGTAAAGTGAAGAACGCTTTATTAAGCTCTTCCGCACTGATATCAACCTCTCGCCACTCTCCTGGAGCTATCGGAGTATCACCGCCTTTTACTCGTGAATCTCTAGTTCGATAACCACCCTGCATGTTTGAGAATGCCGCACTATCGAGTAATGCTTGCAATGAACCCGTAGAACTCTGAGCTAAACCACCGATTAAATGCAGTAACCCGTAACCGTAAAACCCTAACCCTGGCTTGAACTTGTAATGAGCAACACTAACGATTTTCTTCATTAGATCGTCCATAGGCCGCCAGTTACGCTGAACTCTGAGAACTTTTTGCTCGTCCCTGTCAATCCATATCAGGTACGGAACAGAAAACTCGTATTCATCTTCTAAGCTCAGTTCAGCACAGCATTCTAAAATCGTATGCCGGTTATCATCCTGGCTTATTCTTTCTCTGCCTTCGATGTTATCAATCTCGTCAAGAACTTCAGGATATTCAGCACTCTCGTTAACTGATTCAGGCAATTCAACGTCAGCATAAAAGCCTTTTGCTATCAGCTTCTTGACTTCGTTGTGGTGTTGTCTGTATCGATGGGTGTAGCGTGGT